TACCTTAATAAAACCGGTTTTATTAAGGTATTATCGCCTATTTTGCTTAATTATTAGCTATTAATACAGTATTTAATGGTTAATATATGGTTAAAACGATGTTACCCTCCCATCCCAGCCTCTTCCATCCACTCATAGAGCTGCGCAAGGTCTTCTAGCTCTTCCTCCGTTAAGTCTTGCAGTGGTATGGCACTTCTCCTTGGTTGTCTTGTCGGTCTCCTGTTGGCAATGTCCCTCAAATGCTGTTCTGTCATTGGTACTCTCGTGGGCCACGTCAATGGTGGGAGGGGTCTATCCTCCATGTGGGCAATTTGTCTCTGTTCGTGCTGCGCCTCTATGTGCCTCAGCAGGTCGTCTCTATGGTAGACTGCCCTTCCACTTGGGTCCATTATGGCATCCTCGTCGTTCATCTCATCTAACGGCCTTCCCATAATAATGTCTTCTTCTAGTCCTGCCTGTCGAGCAGGATGGTTGTCCGATAGGGCCCCACCTTGGATATTACCAGGTCTCTTTCCTATATTAAAGTAGAACTTGGGTTTTACTCCTTTACCAACACAGATAGAACGGGTAGTACGTCCTCCGTACTCTCTCCAACACGGTCTCCCGTATATGTATGCACCTGTTCCTTTCATTGTATATTTTATTATAAGAAAATGTTTACACTAAATCTATTATAGCAGAAAGGAGTTCTTTCATCCTTTCTTTCTTACTGCCTAGACCGCCTCCTTCTACATCCATAGTATCAAACGGATACGTGTACAGTGATCGTTTCCCCTCCTTTCTCAATGCCTTTGCAGGTAAGGCGTATGACCATGACTTCTTGTCTCTTGTTCTTCCTACTTTTCTTCTGCTCATCTCCTGCTTCTGTCTAATTGCCATGCCCTGCTTCTTCCTGATCTTTTCTTTTAACTTCCTTACGTACTCGTTGTTTGCGGCTGAGAGCTCTTTTACAATGTCCTCCAGAGCGTCGTTAACAATTTCCTGCTCCATGTCCGCTGATACCTGCCTCCACGCTATAGCTCTTTCCAGGTCACTTCTCATCTCGGGGTCGCCCATCCACTTTTCGAATTCCTCAGGATTATCAAGAATGTTAATTAGTCTCCTTAGTTCTCTTCCTATGCTTACTTTATCTATAGCTTTTGAGTAGAATTGGTCTGTTGACTTGTTTATTTTTTTCCACTTTTTTTTGTGTAGCTCTGCTAGTTCGGCATCTCTTTCTTCGTTTGCTTTCTCTGTAGTAATAATATGGTCTATAGTTTTATCTACTGTGCCCAGTATCTCATCAGCTACAGACTCTGCTATATCTTTCGCCTCTATTGAAGGCACGAGGTTATCTATCTCTTCGCTGAGTTTATTATAAACTTCTTCTTTCGTCACATCGTCTACACTCTCGTCTACTATTGCAGATAGGAGCGGTCCCAGTTCGCCCTTTACATCGTCGAAAGCATCTTCCCACACACTTTTTATTTCGTTTTCGATAATATCAAGAAGTGTGTTTTGTACCTGCTGACCCTGCTGTCTTTTCTGTACGTCGTCATCGAAATCCCTCATGTTCTCTCTAATTTCGTCGATTAATTCGTCCGAGAGTCTTACCGATACTCCTTGTTGCAGTGCCCTTCTTCTCTCCTCTGCAGTAGGTAAGGACTGACTGGGTGCCTCCAGAAGACCTGAATCAAGGGCAGGTCTATCTGTCGCTCTGCTTACGCCTGTTCTCATCGCAGCCGGAGCAAACCTGGTTCCCCTTGGTTTGTAGTCTGCTAAGGACAAGGCCTGACTGGGACCCTCAAGAAGACCTGTATCCAGGGCAGGTCTATCTGTCAATCTGCTTACGCCTGATGTCATCGCAGTTGGTTCAAACCTGATACCCTTTGGTTTGTAGTCTGCTTCGTACCTTTTCTTTAAGTCATTCAGCTGCTTTTCTGTCAGTGTGTCAAGCATGTCGTCTAGTGCTTCCTTTACCTGCCGATCATCTTCCAGTATTTCTTTTGCTTCCGCTTGATAGCTTTCTGGGAAGTCCTGTACCTCTGGAACGGCCAAAGTGCCAGGTCCAAAACCTCCGTCATCGTAGTAGCCAGGTCCAAATCCTCCGTCATCGTCTTCATTTTCTGCCAATTCTGGTCCTTGAATAACAGAGACAGCATCGGAACCAGGATAGGTCGCGGCAACGCTTTCATCGTCAGGTTGGGAAGACACTACGGTTGAGTAGTCGTCGTCCATTTGTACTCTCGCTGGCCTTCGAGGCAACGGTGGTCTCATAGCGTATTCTCCTTCCGGGAGTTCCGACACAACTGTTGAGTCGTCATCGATATCGGCATCCACGCGTACGGGCGGTCTAACTGCCGGTCTCCTTGGCTGCGCCTTTGCCTGCTCCATTGCTGCGAGAACGTTTTTCTTTGCTTCCTCGAATATGAGAGGGTTCTGCTGGTAGTACGGTGACGCTGCCATTTGGTCAATAACGGAGGGAGCGTATGAGCCTCTTGGTGCTTTAGGAGGAGGGCCTTGGTAACCGACTTGTGGTGGAGGCGATGGAAAAGACTGCGGCTGTGAGGGAGAATACTGAGGAGTATTTATTGTTTGGTTAATAACGTTATCCCCGCATTCTGTCTTCTTATTATATCTTTTTTTAGGTTCCGGTCTTTTTTCTGGTGCCCTTACAATTCCCTTTTTGCACAAGTCTGCTTCGTACTGTTTGTAGGCACACCTGACACCGTCGTCTTTCATTGCTTCTCTGTAAGTTAGTCCTGAATCTTTATTGTTTGCTAAATAATCGCGCACGAACTGAGTAAACTTCATTTTATATAAGAACAGAAGATAAAAAGATTCGCTTTTAGCCAATTTTATTTTCTGGAGCTTGAGTATAGAAGATGCATCCAGTACATCTAGCAGACATGTCTAAATCGGTTATGTCCAAGCTCCGCAACGGACACTCCGTAAGGGCCGCACTAGGAGCAAAAGGCAGCGGTATCCCTGCCTTCCTGTCGGAGGACAACATCAAGAAGCTCATGAAAGCAGGCAAAAGAGGAGGTAAGGCAGTCATCAAGCTCGGTGCAGAGGAACTTGCCAAGAACAGATCGGAAGGTTCTGGAATTATGGCCGGAGGTAAACTCAAAATGGGTGGAGTCAAGGACTTCAAGAAGGGCTTCAGCAAGGGATTTAACGCTATGGGTGGAGTAGACGGCTTAGTAGGCGCTGCAGAAATGATGGCAGGCGGTAAACTCAAAATGGGTGGAGTCAAGGACTTCAAGAAGGGCTTCAGCAAGGGATTTAACGCTATGGGTGGAGTAGACGGCTTAGTAGGCGCTGCAGAAATGATGGCAGGCGGTGCAGTACGATCCAGAGCAAAAGAAGTAGAGGGAGAAGGATTCTTCAAGGACTTCAAACACGGCTTCTCTAGTACTATGGACACTTTAGGAGGACCTGGCGCAGCCATCGATATTGGCAAAACTCTCGCAGGTGGAAAAATAAGCCTCAAGGATCGTGGCCCAATGATTCACGGGACTGCATATATGGCGAGTCCAGCGGATCAGAAGAGACTTTCCGAGGCAATAGCAAAGGAAGGAATAAAGAAGGCAACTGGAGGAAAACTAAAAATGAAAGGTCTAACTCATGCCATCAGCTCTATCGCGAAGAATCCCGTCGTCCAAAACGCTGCTCTGGATCTAGCAAGTAGCGCAATGGGCGCTGGGCTAATGGCTGGAGGTAAGCTGAAGATGAAACACGTAACTGGTGCTATCAAGTCCATTGCAGGAAACAAGCACGTGCAGAACGCCGCTATGGACGCTCTGAAGAGCGCCATGGGAGGAGAAGGCATCCACGCAGGAGGTGGCATCCACGCAGGAGGTGGCATCCACGCAGGAGGAAGCGTAAAGCGAAAAGTAATTGACCTCATTGAAGACATCGGAGAAAACAAACCAAGGAAAAGAGGAGAAAGCAGAGTGAGACAAGCAATTGACCTAGTCGAGACTATGCGTAAACCCCGATCACGTGGTGGTGCTGTCACCACACGCGGTCAAGCAGCGAGAGACGCAGCTACCGACAAGGCAGCAGCGTGCAAGATTGCAGGCTATGAACTACAGGAATGTGTCAGAGCTAAAAGGGGACGTAAACCAAGGTCCGGCGCTGGTTTATACGCGGGTACTCAGGGCAGAGGTATGTTCGCAGGGGCTCGTGGCGGTGCTATCGGCCCACACGGGGAGTTCTCACCCATAACTAATGTAGGAGCTGGAGGTAGCTTGATGTGCTTAACTAACCCTGCTCTAGCACCACAACCCATGTCTGAGAACTTCTTCTTCCACACACAATTCCCTCCTGCCTTGGCATCAAGAATGGAAGGTTAAATATTTAGGAACATTTTAATTTAAAATTATCTTAAGTAATTCTATAGATAATGTTAACAAACGATCAAATAGAGGACTTGGCACCAAGAATGGGAATACCGTTAGAGTTTTGCGGATTTAAAGACCTGTTACCTAAGAAGATTAAGGAGAACAGGTACTACATGATAAACCTAGAGGACGCAGACGACGAAGAAGGTCCAAATGAAGGATCCCACTGGACAGGCTTTCAAGTGAGGAAAGCGAATAACGGACATGTAGGTGCTGTGTACTTTGACAGTTATGGAAAAGGCCCACCCCAAATCGTTTCTAAGTTAATAAAAGAAAATTTTGGCGTTATTCCCTGGTACCCTAAGAAAGACGTACAGAGTATTGTAAACAATGCGTGCGGCTTCTGGCAGTTAGCCTGGGCGCACTTTGTAAATGACAAACGATTTATGACGAACAGTTTGAAGCAAGACACAGAGATGTTCTTGTTGCCGTTCGACGATCTCAATGAGAGCTTAGACTACCAGAAAAATGAATGGATCTTAAAACATTTCTTCTTAAGTAAAGACAACCCTAAAAAAGTACCACTACCTAAGGACATAATTGGAACTATTCCTTCTGACA